GCGCACCGAGCATCTGCACGAGATCATCGTCACGCACCACGCCGGAGCCGCGGAAGGCACGGTTAAGGTCAACGGCGCCATCGCGTCCGTGTTTTCGCGTCAGGAGGCCAAAGACGGCAAGGGCAACAGCCAGGTCCGCGACCGGCGCCCGTACCCGCACTTTTGGGCAGCTGATGGCGACAGCATCACGGAAGAAACGTACGGCAACATTACGTTCGAGATCCGTAAGACCGACCGCACGCGCTCGGCCTGATCACGATGTCGATCGGTAAGGGAAAGCCCCGGGCAAAGAGCGTGCCCGATGGGCTTGAGGTCAAATACTACGACCCGGCCAAACTCATTCCGTACGCCGGAAACGCCCGCACGCACAGCGAGGACCAGGTCACCATGATCGCGGCCTCGATCAAGGAGTTCGGGTTCACCCAGCCCATCCTCATCGATGACGACATGGGAATCGTGGCCGGACACGGCCGCGTTCAGGCCGCGCAGCTCCTTGGCCTCAAACAGGTCCCGACCATCCGGCTTTCCGGCCTCACCGACGCCCAGCGCCGGGCCTATGTCATCGCTGACAACCAGCTTGCAACCCAAGCGGGCTGGGACAAGGAAATGCTTAAGGCCGAGCTGGGTCGCCTGCTCGATGATGATTTTGAGATCGGCCTGCTTGGGTTCTCTGACGTTGAGCTCGGCGCCATCATGGCAGACCGGAACCAGGGCCGGACCGACCCGGACGACGTGCCCGGACTCAGGGCAGAGGTGGTGAGCGCGCCGGGAGACGTTTGGCGCCTGGGCCGCCATGTCCTGAAGGTCGGAGACGCGACCAGCGCCGATGACGTGGCCGATGCGCTGGCCGGGGTCGTACCGCACCTCATGGTGACCGACCCGCCCTACGGGGTCAGCTATGACCCGTCATGGCGCGCTGAGACCAAAAGGTCGGACGGTACGCCGGTCAGCACCGGCAACGTTGCGACCGGAGAGGTCAGCAACGACGATCGAGCGGATTGGCGCGAGGCCTGGGCGTTGTTCCCCGGTGACGTGGCCTACGTGTGGCATGGCGCGCTCCACGCCCAAGTCGTGGCCGACAGCCTGATCGCCACCGGCCTTGAGATTCGGTCACAGATCATTTGGGTCAAGCCCAGGGCGCCGATCAGCCGCGGCAACTATCATTGGCGGCACGAGCCGTGCTGGTACGCGGTGCGCAAGGGCAAGACCGGACACTGGGAGGGTGGCCGCAAGCAGAACACGGTATGGGAGATCGACAACAACGACGGCGCGAATCATGATCGAGAGCACGCCACCGGGCACGGAACGCAAAAGCCGGTGGATCTGATCAGACGCAGCGTCGAGAACAATTCCAGCGCTGGTCAGGCCGTGTACGAGCCGTTCGCCGGGTCCGGGACGACACTGATCGCGTGCGAAATGACTGGCCGCGCATGCCACGCACTGGAAATCGACCCGCGCTACGCCGATGTTATTATTCGGCGCTGGCAGGACTTCACGGGCGAGAAGGCCCACCTGGGGCGGGCAGACGGCCAAACATTCGAGGACATCGAACATGAGCGCGGGCAAGGAGCACGTACCGACTGAGGACCAGCGCAAGATCGTGCGGATCAGCGCGGCCATGGGCCTGCGCCGTGAGCAGATTTGCCTTCTCGTCCTCCAGGACGGTGCACCGATCAGCGAAAATACGCTGCGCAAGCACTACACCGAGGAGCTCGACACAGGCGACGTCCAGGCCAACTATGACGTGGCGGCCATCGCCTACAAAACAGCCACGGACAAGACGCTGTTCGGCACTGCGGCGCAGGGCAACATGGTCCGCTATTGGCTCAGCGCGCGGGCCGGATGGAAGGAAGGCATGACCCATGAGCACACCGGACCAGACGGACAACCGCTCGAGTCCATTGATGCGAAGTGGGCAGAGCTTGAACGCCGAATCATTGGCATCGCTGAGTCCGCAGGAGCTGGTCGCAGCGCTGGCGGCGCTGAAGGAGACGCTTAGCGGCGCTGAGCTCGACGCACTTCTCGTCGATTACGAGTTCTGGGCTCGGCCCAACCAGCTTCCACCGGCGTGGGAGTGGTCCACATGGCTTGTTCTGGCCGGCCGCGGGTTCGGTAAGACCTGGGTCGGATCACACGCGACCAGCGCGGCCGTGATCGGCAGGACGCCGTTGTCAGGCGGTGCCCGTCACAACGTCGCGATCGTGGCCGAGACGGCGGCCGACGCCCGAGACGTCATGGTTGAGGGCCCGGCCGGGATCCTTGCGCAGACCCCGAAGGACTACCGCCCTCTCTATGAGCCGTCCAAGCGCCGCCTGACCTGGCCGAACGGAGCGACAGGTACCCTGTTCAACGCGACCGAGCCGGATCAGCTGCGTGGCCCGCAGCACGACTGGGCATGGTGCGACGAGGCCGCTAAGTGGCAGTACGCCCAGGAGACCTGGGACATGCTGCAGTTCGGCATGCGACTCGGCCGGCTCCCCCAAGTGGTGGTGACCACGACCCCGCGCCCGATCAAACTGATCAAGGAGCTGCTGGCCGACCCGGGCACAGCGGTGACGCGAGGCGCAACCATGGACAACCGGGCCAATCTGGCCGCGTCGTTCATCAAGAAGATCCACGACAAGTATGAGGGCACCCGACTGGGCCGGCAGGAGCTCTACGCCGAGGTGCTCGATGACGTTCCGGGCGCGCTGTGGCGCCGTCAACAGATCGAGGCCAGCCGAGTGCGGCTCGGCGAACACATTAACATCGACGATCTGCAGCGCATCGTGGTCGCGATCGACCCGCCCGCAACGTCCGGCGAAGACGCTGACGAGTGTGGCATCGTGGTCTGCGGAATCGATCGCAAGGACCCGCCACACCTCTACGTGCTGCAAGACCTCAGCTTCCCCCAGGCCAGCCCCACTGCGTGGGCCAGCACGGCCTGTGCGGCGTTTCACCAATGGAAAGCCGACCGCATCATCGGCGAAGTGAACAACGGCGGTGAGATGGTCGAGGCCGTGATCAGGGCGCACGATCCGAACGTACCGCTCCGGTCAGTACACGCCACGCGAGGGAAGGTTCGGCGCGCTGAGCCGATTGCCGCCTTGTGGGAGCAGGGCCGCGGGCATATTGTGGGCGCCATGCCGCAGCTGGAGGACCAGATGGCTGAGATGACGCCGGACTTTGATTCCAAGGTAGCGGGCTACAGCCCTGACCACCTCGACGCCATGGTCTGGGCCGCTACGGACCTGACAGAGGCACCCACCGACGACCTGTTGCTATAGGGGACAGCCATGGCCAGATTTCGCGACACGGTTTCCTCAATGGTTCCGTGGATCAAGCGCTCAGGAGTTTCAAGGCTTCTCGTGACGTACGGGCTCGGTCAGCCCAAGGCGACGCCGCGAAACTACACAGCCCTCTCGAAAGAGGGCTACCAGATGAACGCGATCGTGTTCCGGTGCGTGAACCTCATCGCCGGATCGGCATCGACCGTTCCGTTGCGCCTGAAGATGAAAGACACCGACGAGGTCATTGATTCTCATCCTATTCTCGACCTGCTGGCCCGGCCCAACGTCAAGGACCGCAACTGGGCAAACCTGGTCATGCAGGCCGTCGCGTTCCGGCTGTTGAGCGGCAACACCTACTTCGAGGGCACCGAGTCCAAGATCCGGTCCAAGTCTCCGCCGCTCGAGATCTTCACCCACCGGCCGGACCGCATGAAGGTCGTGCCAGGCCCTCACGGTCTGCCCGAGAAGTTCGTCTACGCCATCGGATCAAACAAAAGGGAGTGGGCGGTTAACCCGGTCGACGGCTCCGGCCCGATCCTTCACATCAAGCGATTCAACCCGCTCGATGACTGGTATGGCATGTCACCGATCGAGGCTGCGGCGATGGGCATCGACGCACACAACGACGCGAATCGGTGGAACACCTCCCAGCTGCAAAACTCTGGAAAGCCGAGCATGGCCTTGGTCTACACGCCGCGCGAAGGCCTCGCCGCGCTGACCCGCGAGCAGTACGACCGCACAAAGAAATGGATCAAGGAAGAATTCGAGGGGCCGGACAACGCCGGCAAGCCCATGGTGATCGGCGGGAATTTCGACTTCAAGACCCTGAGCCTGACCCCGCAGGAAATGGAGTGGCTCAAGGGCAAGCAGGACGCGGCGCGCGAGATCTCACTGGCGTTCGACGTGCCCGAGCAGCTCGTGGGCATCGAGGGCAGCCAGAAGTTCGACAACTTCGAACACGCCATCCTTGCACTCTGGGACTATGCGGTGTGCCCGAACCTGAACGCCGTGGTCGGTGAGCTCGGCGACTGGCTTCTCCCGCAGTACGATGGGACCGAAGGCATGGTGCTCGAGGCCAATTATGACGACGTGCCGGCCCTGGGACCGCGTCGCCGCGAGATCGCGGCCAGCCTCAAAGACAAGGCGCATCTGACCATCAACGAGAAGCGCGAGGCCGAGGGCAAGGAGCCTTATCCCGGCGGAGACGTGATCTTGATCCCGGCCACATCGGTTCCGCTGACCGCATCGGGCCAGCCCGCGTCGACCGAAGACGACCCCAACGATCAGACCCGCGCGGTCCGCCTGGCCTACGGAGACTAAGCCCATGTTTGCCCCGGCCGGCGCCACAGATGACGAGCTGGGGGCCCGTGCTGGCCGGTTCCTAATGATTGAGGACCGGCTGGCCGCGGCCATGCGTGGGGCCCTGAACGCCGAGTTTGCCCGCGTCAGGGACGTCGTTTTGTCCAGCCTTGGAGGGTCGTCTGACCGCGATATTGACCGGCGCCTAGCCGTCACTTTGGGGCTGATTCCAACGCTTCTTGCCGACCACCCGGACCAGCTCAACCGGATTTTTGTCCAGCATCTTGGGCGCGCATTTGATGTGTTCGGGGAAATGGTATTTGACCTGGCGACGGAGATCGGGCGCTCAGGATTCAAGGCTGCCGATGACTTTCGCCCGGATGCGAGGTCGACGTTTCGCGCCGCGCGCCAGGCCTATCTCGATGAAGAGGGTGGGGCGCACATCGTGCGTATCTCTGACACCACCAGGGTTCAGCTTCTCGGCGAGTTGCAGGACGCCATCATCGACGGCACGGGGTATGCGGGCGCTGCGGCCGGTATCAGCACTGTAACGGTCGGGGAGATCGGAAGATTTCGCGCCACGACGATCGCCGGAACCGAGATGCACAGCGCCTCACAGGCGGCGACCTACGAGGCGCACGGCGCGCTGGTCTCCGAGTTCTCGCTTGTGCGCAAGTGGGTTTCCGTGGAAGATGACCGTCGCCGGGACACGCACCGAGCCGCTCATGGTCAAATCGCCCCCGTCGACGGCACGTTTCTGGTCGGCGGATTCAACCTCCGCTATCCTGGGGATCCGCGAGGGCCCGCAAAGGAGATCATCAGGTGTCGATGCGTGGCGGCACTGCAGCCACCGGAGTATGACCAATGACCGTGCGATTTGCTGAACTGGATGTCCCCTTCCAGTGCAAGAGCGTCAAGGCCAGCAACGGGTCAGCGACCTTTGAGGGCATGGCCTCGGTGTTCGGACACCTCGATTCATACAACGACGTCGTCGAGCCCGGCGCGTTCTCTGACACGCTCGCCGAGCACGCGGAGAAAAACCGCATGCCGGCCCTGCTTTGGCAGCACTGGTCTGACGAGCCGATTGGGGTCTGGCGCGAAATGCGCGAGACCGATGAAGGCCTGTTCGTCCGCGGTGAGCTGTTCACCGATGACATCCCGAAAGCGCGCCAGGCCTATAAGCTGCTCAAGGAAAACGGGCTGTCCGGCCTCAGCATCGGCTTCAACATTCTGGAGGCCGACGAGGACAAGGAGGGCATTCGCCATTTGCACGGCATTGACCTTTGGGAGGTCAGCGTCGTAACTTTCCCCGCACTGGACACAGCGCGCGTGACCGGCGTTAAGGCCAACTCGATCAAGACGATTCGAGACTTTGAACGCGCGATGCGGTCCATCGGCTACTCCAGCCGTCAGTCAAAAGCACTGGCAGCGGAGGGCTTTTCGGCCGTCGAACGGGACGTCGATCCGGCCAATCATCGGGACGATGGTCATGAAGTCGTGGTGGCTCGCATGCGCGAGCTCGCTGAAATATTCAAGTCCTGAGGAGGATCGATATGGACAACAAGGTTCTGGAAAAAGGCCTCGACGACCTCAAGAGCGGGTTCGAAGAGTTCAAGCAAAAGAACGACGAGCGGCTCGAGCAGCTCGAAAAGGGCAGCGAGGACGTGATCACCAAAGAGCACGTCGATCGGATCAATGAAGATCTGAGCAAGAAGCTCGACACCCTCAAGGAAGCGTTCGACCAGGTCGAAAAGGACCAGAAGGCCGAGCAGGAGCGCGCTGAAAAGCTCGAGAAGCTCCTTGCCCGTATGCCGACCGGCACGACCGAGCGCGACGCAGAGCACGCACTGACCGTCGGCCAACAGCTCAAAAGCTTCAATGCGCTGATCAAGGAAGTGGACAAGGCCAAGGAAGCCGACGCCGAATCCCTGATCGCTTACAATGAAAACTTCGAACACGCGCTGCGCCGCGGCAAGCTGACCCCCGACCAGGAAAAGGCTCTGGCCGTTGGCCAGGACCCGGACGGCGGGTACTGGGTGAGCCCAGACAAGAGCGGCGAGATCGTCAAGATCGTCCACGAGACGTCTCCGATTCGCCAGCAATGCTCTGTGGTCCAGATCGGGACCGACGCGCTCGAGGGCACCCGTGACCTCCAGCAAGGCGCCGCGTCCTGGGTGACCGAGCTTGAGTCGCGCACCGAGTCGTCCACGCCTCAGATCGAGGTCTGGCGCATTCCGGTGCACGAGCTGCACGCTCAGCCCGCCGCGACCCAGAAGATGCTCGACGACGCTCAGTTTGACGTCGAGGGCTGGCTCGCCGACAAGACGGCCGAGGCCTTCATGCTCGCGGAGAACACCGCGTTTGTGTCTGGCACCGGCGTTGGTAAGCCCCGCGGGTTCACGACCTACGCCGCAGGTGTTCCGAGCTCCACCACGTTCGAGGTAATCGAGCAGGTCGGGACCGGGACGTCAGCGGCGTTCGATGCGACCACGCCGGGCGATGTGTTCCACACCACGATCGGCAAGATGAAGCAGCCCTATCTGGCGGCCTGCCGCTGGGGCATGAATCGCACGACCTTGGCCGAGACGCGCAAGATCAAGGACGGTGACGGCACGTACCTCTGGGAGAAGTCCTT